GAACCACTCCTCGACGAGGTCGGCGGCGTGTTCTTCTCCGAGGACGTCGAGGAGCATCCGGGTCAGATGCTTGACGGGGATCGTGCCGGCCGCTGCGGCGCCCTTGAGCGTGCCGGCGTGGACGATGGCATCGACCTGCTCGGTGAGGTCGCGTTTGAGGATCGACGGGAACTTGACCTCGACCGCCCGGTTCATCGGCTCCCCGGTCTCCGGGTCGGCGCCGAGCGTCACGAGCCGGTCGCCGTCATCGTCGATCTCGACTGTCGCTCCCGCATGCAGCGGCCCGGACGGCATCATCGCGGCCTGGTCGACAATATAGTCGAGGATGTTGCTGAGAATCGACGACCAGAGGCTTTGCCGGGCGGTGAACTGGAGTTCCATCGGGCGCTCCATGGTCTTCGCGGTCGCGAGGTTGCCGGTCGAGGGGTCCCCGGTGAGGTAGGGCTCGTTGATACCGGTCGCGCTGCAGACCATCAGCATCAGTCGGCGGGCGTCGTCCATGCTGGTCGTGATGCCGGAGGTCTTGATCGGCTCGAGCTTCGTCCCGGGCGTCGTCACAAACGTTCCGCCGGTCGTGCCGCCGCCCTGTGCCCGGGCCTCGGCGAGCCCCTGCTGCAGCCGGGGGATCATCTCCTGGAGTTTTGAGACGGCGGCGGTTGCGACCCGCTTGTTCGCACCTGTGAGCTGCATCGCAAACTTGCTGAGCGCGTCGGTGATCGTGACCCATTTCTCCAGAAATACCTTGTAGGCGTTCGCCCAATCGCAGGCCGCGTAGAGTTCCGAGACACCAAACTGCATGTCGTCGAGCCGGTTGACGCTGACATGGCAGATCGGGGTATCCGCCCGGACCGGGATGCCAGCGATGTATGCTGGATGACCGCCGCGAGGGTTGTACCGCCAGTCGGGGTAGTAGGCTTTTTTCGGCTCGACGGTCGGGAACCCGGTTGAGGGGTTGACGGTCGTCACAGTCCAGGTGCGGAGATAATACCAGGGGTCCTGGGCGTCCTCGGGGTTTGAGATGACCGCCGCAATCTCGTCGAACGGGATGGTCCGGATCTTGACGTGGCCGGTGCTCGGGTTGACGAAGAAGACGAAGAAGAGGTTTGCGAAGAGCTGGAGGCCGGTCTCCAGCCGCATCCATGCTTCGACGTCGCCGAAGACCGTGCGGTTCGTCGGGTCCTTGAGAACTTTCTGCACGGCGGCGTCGACGGTCGGGTGCACGGCCCGCAGCGTGACGCCCTGCCCCCAGACATAGAGGTTTTGGACGGCCACGGCCCGTTTGATGAGCGGGTTTTTGAGCCAGTATATCCGGACCATCCGGGAGATGTTGCGGAGCCCCTCGCGGGAGAAGTCTCGGTTGCTGCCGCCGATCCGCTGCCACCCCCGCTCGCTGAGCTGGTCCTCCAGGACGGCGAGCCGCTCGACGAGCAGATCGTAGGTGTCGAGAGTGACCTGTAGTGCGTCGGTAAACTGCTGGAGGTCCTGCGGGGCGGCGGCAGCGGCACTGCTCATACGGTCTCCTCGAATAAGCCGCCGGCGGGGATCGAACCCGCAACCGCTCCCTTACAGGGGGAGTGCGCTACCTGTTGCGCCACGGCGGCCAGATTGCTCATTTGCCAGTCTCCAGACCAACTGCTGCGAGCCAGTTGTTCCCGGCGGCGACGATCGCCCGGACCTCTTCCTCGGTGATGGTGCCGTCCTCGATCGCGTCACAAATGACGTCGACGGCTGCGCGGGTCGCGTGTGCGGCCGCGATGGTCCGACGACCCCATGCCCGACCGGCGAGGGCAGAGAGGATCGCGGTCCCGGCGATCGCGGCGACGGGGTAGAGGAGATCAAGGGGGAGGGTCTCGATCATTCGCCTCTCCCGGACCCGACGACCTGCCCGTCGCGGATCACGTAATACCCGCCCGGGTACTGGAGGGTGAATGAGGTTGCGCCGGCGGCCTCGTACTGCTCGATCTGCTCGACGAGCGATGCCCGGATCTCCTTGGTGTGGCCGTCGAGGACGAAGGCACGGACGGCTGGAGAGATCGGACGCGGTCCGGGTGCGGCGCCGGGCGAGGCACTCGGGGGTGCGTGAGGATCGGGCGGCGCGGCGCGGGTGAAAAATGCGCGGATGGCGTCGACGATGCTGAGAAGGAGTGTTGCTAGTCTAGACATACGTGAGCCTCCGATTTGGCTATAGATATGTCTGGGCGCTCTAAGCACTTATAAGTTGAAGAATTTATAAATTTATAAAAACGAAGGGTATTTATATGAGGAGTTACACCGGGCTGATACTCACCTCGTCGCTATACGTGACGATCTCGCCCTCGGGCGACCTGAGCGCCTTGAGTAGCTCCACGAGCGAGGCATGAGCGCCGGAGAGCGCGTCCACCTGGTCGTCGTGGGCGCCGTCCGGGAAATACTCTAGCTCCTGGAGGAACGTCCGGTTCCACTCGCCCCGGACCAGGATGACCTTGCCGTGCTCGGCGGCGCTGGAGACAGGCTTCGCCCTGAGGATCTTGCTGCCGGTCGACGGCCGGCCGACGACGGCAAACCCGGGCAGGGCGTCGACGAGGTTGTCGATGTGGTAGAGCGAGGCACTGCCGGGCTCCTGCTCGACGATGATCGGGGTGAGGGGGCCGTCCATCGCGGCGGTCGCGGCCACGGTCTCCATGACCGTTCCGGGGCTCTCCTGGAGCCGGACGACGTCGAGGACGTAATAGTAGGGCTCCTTGTAGCCGAGGAGGAGGCCGACCGTCCAGTCGGGATCTTTGTTCTTCGCGGTGCGCCGGGACCCGGCAAAGTCCCAGAACCGGACGGCGAGGTCTATGGCCGGGGCCTGGTCGACGATCTCGAACCATTCCCGCCGGAAGTACATCCCGGCGACCGGGCGGATCTTCCAGTTGCCGTTGGCGAGCCGTTCCCGCTCCACACGGTCGAGCGCCATGAGCCGGCCCCGGTACCCCGGATCCTTCTGCGTTAGCGCAGGGTTGTCGTCGAGTTTGGCCGGGATGAACGTGACGGAAGTCGGGATCGCGTCAGGGTAGCGCGACGTGAGCTCCTCAGCGGAGTCGGCCCATACGAGTTCGTCGCCGGTCTGGACGAACCAGCGGAGTTTGCCTGCCCGGTCGGGGTCGGCATATCCGCTCTCGGGATCGATCCACCACTCGATGAACTCGGCGACCCAGCTGTCGGCGTCGGGGTTGCAGGTCGCCCGGATACGGGGCTTGACGCCGCAGGTGCTCCGGTTCCGGGAAAGCATGTAGAAAAATTGTTTTTTGCTGAAATGCGTCAACTCGTCGAACAATATCAGGAAGATCGGGGACCCCTGCCAGTCGAGGCGGTTCTTCTCCCACTCCATGTGGGAAAAGGTGATCGCGGCGCCGGAGGGGAACCGCCATTCGAGTTGTTGTTCCCGGGAGACGCCGCCGAGCCGAGGGTAGATCTCCTGGCTCTCGTCCCAGAGGCCGCCCTCGGCCCGGACCTGTGTGGTGGTCCTGCGGAAGATGACGGCGCCGAAACCGGGGACGTGGATCCACTGGAGTGGGTCGAGGAGCTCGCCAAATGTCTTACCGCCGCCGGCCGCGCCGCCGTAGATCGTGATGTCGGCGTCGGAGCTGAGGAAGTCGGTCTGTGGCCCGGGTTGCGGCCGGAGCCCGAGCCGGTCCCAGAGGCCCTCCCGGGCATAGTCCGGGTCGAGGTCGCAGAGGAGGCTACTTGCCAACGATGCGATGGAGCTCTCGGGTGAGCCTCTCGCGGCACTCATCGCACATCACCTCCAGGACGACCGATTTGAACTCGACGAACTGCGGGTTCTGGATGATGTTGATAGTCGGGCCGTCACCCTTCAGTTCGCCCCGCACCTTGGCGAGGAGTTCGACGATGCCCCGCACCTCTCGGAGCGCCATACATGCCTCCCGAGTGCCCTCGGTCTCCGCCCGGTCGAGTATGGTCAGCGCCCGACCCTTGAGCCGGGAGACCTCATCGAGGATAGTCTGGGCGTCTGCGACCTCCTGCGCCTCCTGTGCGAGGATTGCCGCCTGCACCTCTTTGGCCTGCTGTATCTCCTTTTTCTTGGCGGCTTTTGCGATTTGCTCCGCGATATGGCCGTTTCGCTTGTGGCGGCCAACAGACGAGTAAGAGACGTCGAACCGTTTCGCAACGTTCCGCAACGATTCGCCCTCGACGAGCGCCTTGTCGATCTCGACCCGCTGTGGATGGTTGCAGATCTTGCACTGCCCCCCGGGAGACCTATCCATCGTTGGCCTCCTGCTCTTCGAGGGCATCCAGGGCCTGCTCAACCACGTCTTCGAGGGTCCGAGCATTGCGCCGGATCTTGAGGAGCCAGAGCCGGGTGTGGAGGGCGGCCGAGATCGAGAGGGTGCGAGGAGGTTTCACAGACTCCTCCCGTCGGTCGTGCCCCGAGCGTAGCGCGGCGGGCCGTTGAGGTCGATGGTCGCGGGCGGCCTCCAGTCAGGGGCGACCTGCTCCAGCGGGCACCAGTCTGGGATGAGGGGGAAGTCGGTGAACTTTCGGCAGCGGAGGCTGCCGCCCTCATC